GCAAGAGTTGAAGCAAACGGAGTAGTGCCAGCCGTGCCGTAAGCGCGGGAAGCTCCAAGCGCGAGTGCATCGCACACGTCATTTTCCATCTCGTTGGTCAAGACGCGGAATGCTTGAGCGATCTGGTCTTGCTGGATGTTCAAGAAGCCTGGGCCGCCTGAGTCCATTGAGTTGGCTTCTTCGCCAGTCCATGAGAAAGCAGCATACTTGTTTTTGCTGAGAGTCAGGGATGAATTAGCGATAGTCTGATCAACTGCGGATGGAACAGCCATTGACGGCGTGTAAGCGCTGGAAACATTGGTGGGCGCTTTGTGGATACGAAGCGTTTGGTTCGATGCTACGCGGTCGGCTGATGCGTCACGCTGAACACCTGGGAGAGCTCCTGTCAGTTCACGGGACACGGTATCGAGTGCCGCGTAAACGTCAGGAATCAAATTGGATAATGTATTAGCCATAATTTTGTATTGTTGGTATTAGTTTGGGTTGTTGATGGTTGTACCGCCTGCGACTCTGAAAGCCTCTTTTTCCTTATCGGAAAGAGCCTCAACTTCGCTGACGGTTTTAATCAGGAGATTGGTTGTTGCTGGTTTTGAAGCCGCTTTTTTTGCTATATTTTTCTTAGCTGGCATAGGTCTAGTCGGTGATGATTTTGCCTCCGTTCTTGGAGAAGTCAGTTCGAGCGCGTGGCGACATTGCGTTGAATTCTTCGCGTGTCACCTCGGTAGGCTCTTCGTCGCTGATCTCGGCAACGGGTGCGTGTGCGCTCACCTGGACAAGCTCGGCGGCTTTCGCTGAAACGGCTTCGTCGGTGATTTCTTTTGCTTGCTCAATCTCTGCGTCCTTAGCCTCAAGTTGGGCTACCTTTTCGGCTGCCTCTGCTTTGATGGTTTCGGCTGCCTCCACTGTTTGGGCGGTGGCTTGTTCTGATGCTTCAAGTTGTGCGGTGAGTTCTTTGATGGTCGCCTCGTATTCACTCACAAGAGCGTTGGATGCGGTCAAGTCCTCGGATAATGTCACAGACTCAGCCTCACGCTTGGTGATGGTAGCTTCAAGGTCGGTGACTTCGGCTTGCGATGCCTCCAGCTTGGCTGTGAGGTCTTTGTCTTTGCTAAACATAGGTTTGTTGTTTGTTGGTTGTGGTTGATTAGAATTGTTATCGGCTGACTCTTTGCCGTCTTTGATGATGACATCGACAAAGCCAGCCTCCTTGGCTTCACTTGCGGTCATCCATGTTTCATCCTTCATGAGCGCGCGCATATCTTCGGCGCTGCCGTTGGCTTTCTCTGCGTAGATTACAGCAATTTCTGCGCTAATGCTTTCGAGGATGTTTGACTGTTTCCTAAGGTCGTCGGCATCTCCGTAGGCCATGACTGATGCCTCATGAATCATGATGCGGCTGCCGTGTGTCATCTTGCGCTGGTCACCGGCCATTAGAATTACGCTGCCCATGCTGGCAGCAAGGCCCGACACGGTGGTGATAACCTCGACGCCTCGGCTTGATATGCCCTTGAGCGCGTTATAAATCCTTTGCCCTTCCATAACGCTGCCGCCTGGTGAGTTGATTTCGACGTTCACAGACTCCAGCGCGTTTTCTGCTGAACAAGTGATATCTCCAATTTGCATATTAGACGCAACGGCTGTTTCACCGTAAAGCTGTTCTAACTCGTCAATGAGCTGGTCTGCTGAATCTTTATTCACCGAGTCATTAAGCTTAATTTTGCCCGCTCGGTTTTCAATGTTTATGATTTTATTCGTCATCGTCTTCGGTGTTGGTGTTTTCATCAGCCTCGTCAATATCTGCTTTCGACTCGGTTCCTGATTGTAAAGTAATTGGTCTGCGGTAGCCGCCGTCTTTTTCCCATGCGCCCATGACTGCTGGGCTGACTGATGGTAAGCCTGCTTCTGTTCTGAACGCTGTCTCGTCTGCTGTCTGTGGTGTGATGCTTCCAGCACGCACGCCAACGCCATAAGAGTCAAACTTAGCTTTTAGAGTTTCAAAGTTAAGGACTGCCTTCTTGTGTTCTGTCTCGTCTTCTGATTCGGTTTCTGTTGGGATCATATCGCCAGGCTTGGTGAGTATTGCCAGCTCTGCCACGTTGTGACCATAGTCCTCTGCCACTTTCTTAAGCATGGCCAACTCCTTGGCGCGTTGAACGACAACATCATCATAATGTTCGCCCCGGCGCTCGGTGATGTCTGTGGCTGTAATGAGTCCAGCGCGGAGGTCTTCAATATCTGCCTTGCGCATTCTGCCCTCGTCAACGGTGAACTCTGCCGGCTTAGTAAATGATACTTTCCACCAATCTTTTGGTAAGGTGTAAGCGCCCATTTTTGCACGCTTGGCGATGATGTATTGAGCCAGGCGCTTGTAGCCGCTCTCTAGTGTCTCGCGTCTAGCTGCTATTGATTTGTTAATGTCTGCGCTGAAACCACGCACGCCTGCTCCACCGACACTACTTGAATCCAGCATCTCGCGCCTCCACCCCATGGCAAAAAATGCCGATTGCTCAATTAATTTTGTGAAGTTCAACCATCCTTCTGGAGGGTCGTTGGCCGTGTGTGCCTTGAGTGATGAACCGTTCTTTATAATTCTGATTAGGCCTGAGTCGATATAGGTGGTAGCCGGGGCATCCGTGTCGCCACCGATCCCTAGTGCGTTCCTGCCTATGTCTCTAGTCCCTGACTCAGTAGATTCCACCAGCGTGAGAATGCTGTTGATCTTCTGTTTCATCTTCTGCGCATCGCGGGTCTCTGCTAGGTCATACCAATCGAGTATGGCTGCGGCGACTGTTGGCTGGCCTCGGCTCTGCGAATACCATTCCATGTCGGTGAAATGCACCACGCTATTTGCTGGAATATCTTGAAAGCCTTTAACTCTTGAATCGTCTTTCACTCGATAGGCGACCGGAGCCATATAGTCGTCAACGATGACGCCCGTTTGTATCCTGCGCCCGTTATATGTTGGTGAATCGGAAACGAAACCATCACGGCAGTCACCCCAGTCCCCTACCTTGTGCGCCTCTAGAAATTGCAGCTTAGGAAATCCGGTGTCTGGTTGCTCGGTGAGGATCACGAAAAAATCACCATCAACGTCGAGCAGCTTTGAACCACGCCAGATGTTCTTTCTGAATCCAAAGTTCGACCCTCGGATATCAAAGGATTGGTCAAGGCGTTTAAAGTCCTCTTCCACGGCTAGTGCAAAGTCGGTGTCAGCGCTGAGCGATTGTAGCCGCCAACTCCCGCCGTAAACGTAGTTAGCCTTTTGTTTCACTGCGCCAGCAATGGAAGAAAATGATTGAAAAATATACCGGCTGTCACAGAGCATCATCTTGTGGCGATGCGCCGTCATCATGTCGGCGATGTCCTCAGATAAATTTCTGGTGTTCAGCCTGCGCTGGTCGTTCCTGCCGCCAGGGTAAAACTCGCTCGATCCACTGCGGTAATTATGCCAGGCGTTGTTTGTGCCTGTCTTGCCGTAGGTTGACTTTAATGGTGAGACTGCCATGACTATCTGCGGTAATAATAATTGTTGCTGAGTCTCACCGTCATGGTGTCGGTGACTTCGTTGCTGGTGTCCAGCACGTATGCTTCAAACTCGGCGTCTGTCATTTGAGCTCCTGATGCGCCGCCTGTTCTGAGGTATTTATATGCTAGGCGAATCATCTCCTGGAAATCGAAAACGCCCCATTGTGCTGGCATTTCATACGAGAAGCTCTTGCCACTTAGCGAGGCGTTAATCATGCGAGCCCCGCCTTGTTGGACCGTCTCTAGTTGCGCCAATGTTAGCTGCTCAAGAAGAGCGATTGTCGCCGTGACAGATTTGTCCGACTGAATCCAGATGGTGAAAAGCAAAGCGCGCATTTTGTGGTTTATATTTAAAGCCTCAAATCATCCTTTTGTCAATGCTACTCTTTGGCCACTACCGTAGCAACCACGAGTCCGGTGTCAGCCGTTCCGGTTAGTGTTAAGGTATCCAAGATGGTGGTCGTGTCTGGATAGGATAACAGAACGCTGGATGCGTTGGTTGACGTGGCTGTTGTCCTGCCGCTGTATTCCGTTCCTATTGTGTAGTTCATCGTATGCGTTGTTTCCTCTGTGCTATGCTCCAACGATAACGCATAGATGTCAGTCGGTGATGCTAGGGCGATGCCTTCAAAGTCAATGTCGTCATTCCAAATATATGCACCGTCTGCGGCGACTCCGGCGGTTGTGTTGGCTGATGTAGGTGCTGCGGTGATGCCTGTTGATGTGTCGTTAGCAATGGCAACATTTAACGTCGCGTCATCAGCGTAGGCCATGTTAATGGTTTCTGTTCCGACGGTGTAAATTGTCTCAGGTAATCGTGTCAATATAATGTCTGTGGTCGCGCCACTGATGGCAAACATGGCTGCAATGTCTGTATTGGCTGCGAGAGCGGTGCGGATTTTCCCGCCGACGATGGTGGCTGTGTCGGTATCAATCACGGCCACCGAGACGGCAAGCGGTGATCCGGTAAGCCCTGCGGCGGTGACGGTCACGGTTGCGTTGCCGGTCGCGGTTACTGTTCCCGCGGC